AATTTTGAGAAATATCAAACAAAAGAATTTAATTCAAAAGATTACATAAGTATTTGGTTAGCTAATTTTACAGCATATGGCCAAAGGGTTGCTGCTGCAAACATTGTTGGTGTTAGTGCTACGGCAAAAAAAACTTTGATTAGATTAACAAGAAGGTTGTTTAGCGACCCATTATATGCAACATTAGGAGCAGCAGAAAAAGCCAGAATACTTAGAAAACAATTTAAGCATTATTCAAGATTTCAGGCAATAAGATTAGTTAGAACTGAATCAACAAGAATTGCTAATTATTCATTACAAGTTACGGCCAATGAATTGTTTGCTGGTCGTAGAATGATGAAGCGTTGGATGACATCATTAGATGGCCGTGAAAGAGATTGGCATGCTGTTGCTAATGGTCAAGTTGTTGAATCTAAAAAACCATTTATAGTTGGTGGTGAATATTTACAAAGACCAGGTGAAGGCTCAGCAAGAAATGTTGTTAATTGTAGGTGTTCAGTTTTTTATTTTCCAGCCAATGATGAGGGGTCAATATTTAGCTAATTTTATTTTTGTAATTTTGCTTAAAATTAAAGATTATGAACTTTTTATATAAAGCAGCACCACTTGGTGAATTAACTGATTATGATGAAAAAAATTCAATCGTAAAAGGTTATGGGTCTTATTTTGATAATAAAGACAGCGACCAAGATATTATTAGGAAAGGTGCATACAAAAAAACCATTGAGGAAAATGGTCAAAGGGTAAAATATTTATATCAACACAACATGATGCAACCCATTGGAAAAATGGAGGAATTATATGAGGATGAAAAAGGATTAGTATTTGTTGCGTCAATTCCAAAAACAAGTTTAGGTAATGATGTTATTGAGCTAATGAAAGCTGGTGTTATTACTGAAAACTCTGTTGGTATAATGCCAATTGTAAAAGAAAATAAAGATGATTACAGAGAGATTAGAGAGGTAAAACTTTATGAGATTTCTGCTGTAACACTTGCTGCCAATGACCAAGCAAAAATCATTGATGTAAAAGGTGAAAAAAATCTTAATGAGGTTTACAAAAGATATGATAATCTTTGTAAACTTTTAAGAAAGGGCAATGTCTCAGATGATATGGGATATGCCATAGAGAGTGAATTGTTGAAACTAAAAACTTTATTCATAAGTGCTACTCAGCCAATTGAGGAAATTACTGAGCCAGTGGAACAAAAGCATGAGGTTAAAGACATATATAATTATTTGTTAAATAGATTAAAAAAGTAATTTTCAATTATGGAGGAAAATTTAAAAAACGAGCTTGACCAATTAGGCGATATTATTGACGCTAAGTTGGAAAAAGCTCACGGACAAGCTGTTGAAAGTGCTACTGGTAAGGCTGATGAAGCTCTAAAAGGTGAAATCAAAAACTTAACAGAAAAATTCAACGAAAGAATGGACGCTATGGAAGTTGCTAATAAAAAACATTTTGAACAAAAAAGTGAGTCAAAAGATTTTAAAAGCAATTTAACAAAAGCGATAAACGAAGGAGTAATTGATTCATTTAAATCTGGTAATTCAGGCGCTGCACAATTCGAAATAAAAGCGGATATGACAATAGGCGCTGATTTCAGTGGGGATGTAATTCCACCACAAAGAGTACCAGGTTATAAATTTGACCCAACAACTCCTATGAACATCAGAGAGCTATTAAATGTAGGCTCAACAAATTCTGATGTAATTAGATTTGTAAAAGAATCAGGATATTCTAATGGCGCTGCTGCTGCAAATGAAGGAGCTACATTAGCACAAACTGATTTCGATATGACTGCACAGTCAGTTAATGTTGAGAAAATCGGAACATACCTTAGAATTTCTGAGGAAATGTTAGCTGATACTCCACAACTATCATCTTATATTTCGCAAAGAGTACCTGCGAAATTAATGGAGGTTGAGGATGACCAAATCTTAGGAGGTAATGGTGTTGCACCAAACCTAAATGGATTATATAATTCAGGTACTGAATTTGACACTTCTGCTTCTGGTAAATTTTATCAGTCAGTAGATGCTGCAAATGAATTTGATGTACTTGTTGCTGCAATTAACCAGCTACAAATCGCAAATTATAGACCTGATTATATTTTATTAAATCCAACTGATTTTCATAAGATACTATTGTTAAAAGATACGACTAACAATTATCTTAAAGACCAAGTTTATCAGGGATTACAACCTAATTTCTTAGGTGTGCCAATCGCTGTAAACAATGAAGTTAACGCTGGGTCATTCTTAGTAGGAAACTTCGGTCAGGCATGTCAATTATGGGTAAGAGAAAATGTTAATGTTGGCTTCTACAGAGAGGACGGCACAAACATTAGAGACGGATTCGTTACTGTAAGAGTTCAAGAAAGAATTGCTCTTGCAACTTATCTGCCTAATGCAATAATTGATGGTGTATTCAGTACTGCAAAAACAGCATTAGAGACGCCGTAATAGGTTGATTTAATAGCTTTTTAGTACAAAGAGGGGTGTTTTTCACCCCTTTTTTTATTTTTTTTTACAGGGGTAGAGTGAAAAAAAACCTTTTTTTTTAAGTTTTTTTTACAATCGTAAAGAATTTTTGCATATATTTGAGTATAATTAAAAAAAAACATTATGAAATTTATACAAATTAAATCCAAAACAAGAAAACAACTTGACAAATTATTTGCTGGTCTTGGCAAAGATGAAAGAACACTCATTGATGATACATTATGTGGAAACTCATCACTCTTTAAAAGCAAAGAGGAAATGATATATTATATTTTTGACGCTTGTCAAGATACTGACATATTTTGTCCAATACAAGACCAAAAAGTATGGAACATGAGAAAGTGGACAAAATATAATCTAATGTATTATGTCGCAGCAATTAAATATGTACTTTCAAAGCCATCTCATGTAAGACCAATGGTTGAAAAAAGGTTGTTTGGTTAAAATCGCTGATGAGCCTGTGAAACTCAGGCGAAACACCTCACACGAGGTGTCCGATTATAAAAAAAAACAATATGAGTAATTTAAAAGATATAATAAAAACTAAAAAAGAACTTATGATTCTAAAATCAGCAGATGTTTATGAACTTTGTATGAAAGTAAAAGACATAGACAGTTATAATGGTACATACCTTAAATGTGTCAAAAATATAGCATATAGAATGATAACAGAACAGGCTGAGTATCTGCTTCTTGCTGGTGAAATGTCAGATAGATTTGGTCAAAGAATTGAGATGAAATATTTTAATTTAAATGAAACTCGCAACTCAAAAAAAATAACTAAAATTGATAACAAAATTATGAGTTTAACAAATGAAATTTTTGAGATAGCAAAAAAAGTTGACGAATTAGAATTGGGAAAATACTAAAAACTATGGATTGGATAATGCAAAAAAACTTAGATATAATTATGAGCGCAAAAGAAACTTTAAATCACAACATTAAAAGAAAAAAACAATTAAGAAAAATTAATCATCCTTCAATGGCAAAAGATTGGGAAACCATTAGCCGAGAGGAACAGAAAAAAAGAATGCATTTTTGGAAAATAAGTATTAACTTAAAAAAAAATGATGGTGAAGTGAGATAGTTTTTCATAGAGTTTTTATTTTGTTTTTAAGTGGGTATTAATAGTACCCACTTTTTTTTTGTATATTATTAAAGTGAATCATAATCAAAAAGGTTGTTTTGCTGAATATCACTTTGCATCAACAGCCATGCTGAATGGTTTTAAAGTATCTATTCCATTATTAGATTCAAGTCAATACGATTGTATATTAGAAAAAAATGGTAAGCTGTTTAAATTGCAAGTAAAGTATTTAGGTGCTGATAGATATAAGCATGGAAAGTCAACTCAAATATCTTTAAAAAGAACAGGCACACCAACATATGATTTTAAGTATGTAGATTACTTTGCATTATGGAGTGAGGAATATAAAGGTTTTTTTATAGTTAAAAATGAAGGGCAGAAGTCATTAAGGTTATCCATGCACAATAAGTATAAAAATAATTTTAATAACTTTGCATTGATTTCATAAATAGTTTAAGAGTGTCGTAAAGCAAATTCTTTATGGCACTTTTTTTTTATCTTTACATAAAATTTATATTATGAAAATAAAATTATTAATGCCAATGGTAAAAAATGGCAAAGAAATACAAGAGGGTGCTATTATGGATATTCCTGACGCAAGTGCGCCTAAATGGATTGCAAAAGGTTGGGGTGAGCCTGTTGGTCAAAAAAAAGAAAATAAGGCCAAAAAAGAAACCAAAGAATTAAAATTAGATTCAAAAGAAAGTAAATAATGAGAGAGATTAAGATTCATTCAACAACTGGCTCTGAAATTGTGCCATCGTCAGATTTTAAAGCGTATGCAAGAATAGATACAAGTGCTGATGATTCTTTAATAGCTTTGATTATTACACAAGCAAGAATTTGGTGCGAAAATTATATATCAAGAGATATTGTCGCTAAGGATAGAACTTATTATGTTCCTAAAAGCGAGACAGGTATTTTTGATATTCCTTTTGGGCCAGTTGCAAGTATTACAAGTGTCCATATTGATGGCGAGGCAACTACTGATTACACAATGCTTGGATTAAACAATGAAAGCATAGATTTGGATGGTAGTGCAGAAAAAATTAAAATTCGATACACAACATCAGGATTAGACGATTCGCTCTTAAAACAAGCTATAAAGCAGTTAGGGGCTACATTCTATGAAAATAGAAATGATTTTGTAGAAGGTAGAATACATGGATTAATTCCAACAGATACAAGAGATATATTAAATTCATATAAAAATATGTTTATATAATGAATCCTGGTAAAATGAAAAATAGAATCGCATTTTACAGATTCGTTACATCATCTGATTCTTATGGCGGTTTTCTTTCGTCTGGTGAGACTCTCGTAAACACTGTTTGGGGCTATTCTAAGGCCATTTCAGGAGAATATGTAGACCAAAGTGGCCAAAGACAAAGAACTAACGAGGTTGAGGTTATAATTAGAAAAAAAACATTTGACATTGTTGATAATAATGAAATGACATTTAAAATTGACGGCTCAGATAGTTATAGAATAAATGATGTATTTGAAAGTGATATAGATAAATATATAACACTAAAAGGAACACTGGTAACATAATGGCACAATTTAGCGTACATGTAAATAAAAATGATATTAGAAAATTTAACAAAACAATGTTTATGTTAAAAAACTTTGCAAGTAATGAGTTTACTAAAAGTGTTCAAACAGTTGCAAGTAATATTGTTGGTATGGCTAAAATGCGTTCACCTGTTGACACTGGTGCTTTAAGACAATCAATAACAACAGACAGTAAAAGAATTGGGCCTTATTTAATTGAGGCAGCAGTAGAAGCAAATATGGATTATGCTGGTTATGTTGAGTTTGGTACTTTTAAGCAAAAACCACAACCATATTTTTTCAACTCTGTTAGAGATGGTTTGAGACATTTTAATAAAGACATACAAATTAAAATTAAAAAAATTAGTACAAGATGAAAGACCCAATGTATCTTATTAGAGGAAAAATTATTACAGCACTTAATGGCAATATAACATTAAACAGTGCCAATGTTCCTGTTACAAATAAAGTTAGAACAAATCAAAGTACGCCATATGTTTGGGTTTATTCTTTAAGCACAGATGCTGTTGATGATAATTCTACAAAATTTTGCACTGATGTCGTTACAAGAATTGAATGCGTAACAAGATTCAATGGTGATTTGGGTGGCGATTTGGATTCAAATAAATTAGCTAATTCATGTTTAAATTTATTAATCAGCAAACCTATTTCAGGATTTGATTTAAGTTCTGATAATTTTAATGTTTATACATCAACATTAGAGGGTGTAAACTATGTTCAGGAACAAGCTAACGACCACACCTATTATAAAGCTATAATAGAATTGTCAAATAGAGTCGAGCAAACTTCATAAAAAAATAAATCATTAATTTTGCACTATTATTAAGTTAGTATGGCACACGAGATTAATGAAAATACACAGCTAAAATTAGATTTAAAAACTATTGTTTTAATTATTGGTTTTACAGTATCGTTAGCCAGTATGTATTTCGTTATGGCAAATGACATTCAAGAAGCCAAAGAATTGCCAGTACCAGTTGTGTCGGAAAAAGAAGCAGAATTTAAAGACAAATTAATTCGTTCACAAATTGACTTAACACAGCAGCAAGTCGAAAACATTCAAGAGGATGTTAGAGAAATAAAAGAAACAGTTGAAAAGATTGAGGAAAGAATTTATGAACTTAAAAACTAAAATATGTGTCCTGTTAATTGTCCTGTTTGCATTTTCTGTTAAAGCACAAAACTATAAAGATAATATTAGTGTAGTTTTATTTAGTGCTGAATTTGCTGAACAAATCTCATTAAAAGATTACAGAAACCATAATACATTTACTTTTGATTTTGAAAATGATAAACACGAAAAACATTTTTTAAATGAAAGTATTGAATTTTTGCCGACAATTATTTTATTTAATAAAGGGAATGAAATTATTAGAATTGAGGGTAATATAACTTTAAAACTTCCTGAAAATTATAAGGAAAAAATGAAAAAAGAAATTAATAAACTAATAGAAAATAAATTTTAGATGAAAAAATTATTATACATATTGTGTGTTTTGTTTTGTTTTAATTTGAACGCACAAATTTTAAAAAAGTTTTATGATGAGGTGTTTAAATATTCAACAGTTTATATAGCTGGTGATATGTCAAATGCTTATGAAAATACTCGTAAAGATTATTTTGTTGAAAGACCAGATGCTGATGATTTATATGCAATACCCAAAGTAATTGATGTTACAGAATATTATCCATTTGATTATCGTGCTGGTATAGGTGTTAGGAGAATGGCAAGATTTGATTATGAAATAAAACAAAACTATATTGATGGAACTGAAAACATGATTGGACTTTCAGCGCCAACAGCAGCAGTAAAAGGATTTGAATATTTATTCCATTGGGAAAAAGAGCGTGAGCGTGGTGAGGAATTTATTAACACAAGATATTTTTTAAGACATACAGGTAAATATCATATTGTAAAATTAGAACAAAGAGAACAGGGTAATGTTGGTTTTAAATATCAATCTGGTGAATTGAGATTCAGAATACCAATAGGATTTAAATTTAGTTTTTCATTGGGTGCTATGTATAGAACTCATCAAACAGCCTATGGTTATAATCCAATAGAAATATGGCTAAATGAAACTGCTATTTGGGTTAATCCAGATACTGGTCAGGAAATAGAATATCCAAAAAATGCTTGGTATTCATTAGGCTATGTTTATGGATATACAGACCACTTAACAAGATACACTGATGTCCAAACAAATGAACAAAGAACAGATTGGATATGGAAAGATAGTAATGGTAAAATTGTTGCTTATAGTGATATTGATTTTAGAAATGGTGTCTTTGGTGATTTAATGAATAGATACAACAATGAAATTTGGGATGAACTTGATGGCTTTGGTGTTGTATCACCTGTCGTTGGTTTTGACTTTTATCATTCAAGAAATAATTTCTGGACTCATATTTATGGCAGTTATTTACCGCCATATCATGAATATGTTAGCGGTGATATTGATGTATCATATTTAAATCGTAATAATTGGGGCAAAGGTGGTTTAAGAAAGGATAGCGAATTAGAACAATGGGAGGATTACCAATTTGGTGCTATCATTGGATTAAAGCTAAAAAGATTTGGTATATTTATAGAGGGTGAATATACTAAGTTTTGGGACACTAAAATTTACAATAGTTCAATCGGAATAAATTATATGTTATGAGTACAGAATTATCAGAGGACACTAAATTAACACTTGACTTAAAAACAATAGGAATTATTGTAGCAGGTGTTTTATCACTTGCAAGTATGTGGTTTACTTTACAGGGTGATATACAAGATTTAAATAATAAAATAGAAGGCTTAAGTGGTGAGGAATTTGTTAAGAAAATGGAATTTCAGCTTAAAGATGAGTTGGTGAGAAGCACAATTATTACAATAGAAAAATCAACAGATGGTTTAAAAGAGGATATTTTAGACAACAAAGAATCAATAAAAGAATTAGAGGACAAAGTTTATAAAAGATGAAAAATTTAATTTTAATACTAACACTTTTAGTTAGCAGTTATACTTTTAGTCAAGATGTTACTATTCTACATATTAACGCAAAATGGAATACAAGTAACGATTATAATTTAGATAGAATTAGAAACGCAAAAGTATTAAAGGTGTTTTTAGAGGAACAAAAAGCAGATTTTAAAGCACAAATAAAATCAGTACCCACAATTGTTTTAATTGGCAAAGACGGAAAACCAAAAGGTCAATGGTCTGCTGGTTTATCATTTAAATTAGAAGTGCCAATTGACGAAATACAAGACAGGATTAATTTAGTATTATTTGGTAAATGATTAGTAAACATATTTCTGAAAAAGAAGCTACTAAAAGTGTTACAGCACTTAGGTTAGGTATTGACAATACTCCCAATGGTGATTCTATAAGTAATATGAAGTTAGTAGCTGAAATGGTATTTGAGCCATTAAGACAATGGGTTGGTGGCCCAATAAAAATAAATTCTTTTTATCGTTCACCAGCACTTAATGAAGCCATTGGAGGCTCATCAAAATCACAACATTGTCAGGGACGAGCAATGGATATAGATGATGTCTATGGCCATAAAACTAATAAAGAGATGTTTGACTGGATAAAAAATAATTTAGATTTTGACCAAATGATTTACGAATTTGGTAATGAGGAAAACCCAGATTGGGTGCATGTTAGCTATGTTAGTGAGGATAAAAATCGTAACAGAATTTTAAAAGCTGTTAGAGATGATGGCAAAACTAAATACATTAATATAACAAACGCATAATGGATTTTGGTGTAGCACTCATACCAAATGGCATATTACTTGGGATAGAATATTATCCTTTTGATGGTCAAGAGAATTACAGCGAGTTAAATATTTATTTATTAATTTTGGTAATACATTTTAGAGTTTATGTATGAGCAATCCTAAAAAAAAATTTAAAGATTCTACAGTTGGCAAACTATTATTTGGTGCTGCAAGTATTGTATCACCACAATTAGGTGCTGTTTTAAATGGTGTTACATCACCAAAAGATGCAATTGCTGAAATTACAAAATCAAAAATTCCAAACGAGGATAAAATAAAATTACAACAATTAATATTTGAGCAACAAAACAAAGAGATGGAGGAAATCTCTAACAGATGGATTGCTGATTCTAATAGCGACTCATGGCTGTCAAAAAATGTCAGACCATTAGTTTTAGTTTGGTGTATTGTTGTTTTTAGTTTTGCAGGATTATTAGACAGCATTGACAATGTTCCGTTTCATATAAATGAAGTATGGAATGATACTTTTGAAAAAGTTATGATGGCCGTTGTTTTAGCATACTTTGGTGGGCGTACGACTGAAAAAGCAACATCAATGTTTAAAAAATAATTATGGATTTATTAAATCACATTTTAGGAACTTGTGGCGAATCACATATTAATTTATATCACATTATTTTATTTTTTTTGTTAGCTTATCTTAGTGGGGTCTTTTTATATTACATAACAAAAAATGGCTAAGAGATTAACTTATGTCCATTATATAAAACCAAAAAAAAAGCGGCCTGGTGTTCATTCTAAAAACGCAAGTCGCAACCAAAATGGTTACAAAAAAAAGTATATTGGGCAGGGCAAAAAACACTAATTCTTAATTTTTAATAGTTAAAAAATTCTTTAAAATTTAAAAAAAATTAACAGGGGGGATTTTCGTTTAATGGACTTTCTCGAGTTTTTAATGTTAGTATATGCCAGAACACTTAAAGTCTCTTAAAACGCATTTAAATGGTGTATATGGGGGTTTTAGCATTTTACTTAAAACCATAAAAAAAAGGCAAAAAATAATCATTATTTTTGTATTAAATTATTAATATGGGGACTACATTAACTGGCAAAAAAGTACAGAATACTTATGATTCACTTTTAAAATTATCGGACAATGATAATCTAACTTCAACTGCAAAAATAGTTGGTGATGGTCTTGGCAATAACTCACCGATTTATTTAAGCACAAGCAAAGTTGGTATTAATGTTACGCCAACTTTTGAATTTCAAACTAACAGTCATGCAAAGATTGGTGGCGATTTAACAGTAGGTGGAAACTTTACAGTTAATGGTACTACAACAATAGTTGATTCCACAGTTATTGCTATTGGTGATAACATGATGGAGATGGCCAAAGACAATTCGTCTAATACAATGGACATTGGTTGGTATGGCACAATAAATTCAAGTGGTGAAAAATATGTTGGTGTATTTTATGACGCAAGTAGTGGTGTTGCAACTCCTGAATTTCATATTGGATTAGGCACTGTTGAGCCAAGTTCAACTGCTGCATGGACTGTAAAAGGTAAATTAGTTATTGGTGCATTAGATGCAACCACAGGTGTTTTTAGTGGTCAGGTAACAATACCAGCCACACCAGTTGCAAGTACAGATGCTGCAAGTAAAAGTTATGTTGATGCACAAATTACAGCTCAAGATTTAGATATTGCTGGTGATAGTGGAACAGGTGCAGTTGACTTAGATTCACAAACATTTACTATTTCAGGTGGCACTAATGTAACAACATCTGTAAGTGGTCAAACAGTTACAATAAATTCAACAGGTAGTATAGATGGTAGTGGTACAGCTAACGATGTTGTAATGTGGCAAGATAGTAACACGCTTACTGATGCACCAATAGCAATTAGTGGTAATAATTCCACATTTGCTGGTAATGTAGATATAACAGGTAATCTTAAGGTTGATAGTGATATAGAAATACAAGCTGCAAGTGGTTATGGATTTATGGAGATTGGTGGACCTAGTGGTGGTCATATAGATTTAAAAAAACCATTTAGTGATGATTATGATTTAAGATTAATTACAGGCACAGATAGTGAAATAACAGCATCAGGTACTCTAAAATTAAATGCTGGTAACACTTTAACATTAACCTTAGATGGCTCAACACAAGCTGCAACTTTTGCTTCTAGTGTAACAGCTGGTTCATTTATAAAATCTGGTGGCACATCAGCACAATATTTAATGGCTGATGGAAGTGTTAGTACAGGTAGTTTTGTTGATGGTAGCGGAACTGCAAATGATGTGGCAATGTGGCAAGATTCTGACACTTTAACAGATGCACCTATT